AGGATACATCCAAGATTTCCAAGCGTTACCAGATGACATGAAAGCATTGATCAAGCAGATCAAGCGTGTCCGTGTACTGCTTGGTGAAGTCGAGTTAGTCAATGCCGTTGATGGCGAGGGCAATGAAGTTGCCTCAGTTGTACACCCCTTTATCTGGGAGATTGACAACAAGGATGCTTTCAAGACAATGGGACAACCGTTCACAATGTTAGCTAAGCAGAAGCGTCTGCCTGTGCAACATCACATTGAAGTTGCTACAGAGGAACGTAGTCTCCCAACCGGAGCTTCCTTCTTCCTACCTACAGCGACAGTTGATTTTGAGAATCAGATTGATCTGACAGATACAGATCAAACAACATTCTCAGACTTCATTGAGTGGATCAACAACTACAATGATTACATTGTAAACGCTTGGAACGACAAGCGCACTCAATCTGAGGAGAAAGAAATCGTAGATGACTTCATCGATATTGAGGTTGAGGACGAGGCATGAGTGTCAATCATCCAGCCGAAGTTAAAGTCTATCGGTATCTGGAGGATGTAACCAAGGCGAAGCGTGGCATGTCAGATGCCACCATCGCTCGCATCGTTCGTGATGTAGAAGAAGCTGTACGCAAACAATTCAATCAGGATGAACGAAAGTTTACTTTGCGTATGTCTAATATCGGAAGGCCATTATGTCAGCTTTGGTTTGACAAGAATGATCCTAAATCCGGTGTCGATATGCCAACTAATTTCTTAATGAACATGATGTTAGGAGATATTGTTGAAGCAATTTTTAAGGGTGTACTTACCGAAGCTGGTGTAGATTTCAGTGACGGATTCAAGTCTACTCTCACCGCAGGTAGACACAAGATTGATGGTACACATGACTTGATCATGGACAGAAAGGTAGATGATATTAAGTCTGCATCTCCGTGGTCATTCAAGAACAAGTTCAAAGACTACGCGACTCTAAAAGACCATGACTCATTCGGCTACATCGGTCAGCTTGCTGGCTATGCCAAAGCATTGGGCGTTGACCCCGGCGGATGGTGGGTAATTAACAAAGCAAATGGTGAATTCAAATATATCTCAGCGTGGGATATGAAAGTTGAAGTCGATGACATCATTGATTCAGTTGCAAAAAAAGCTGACAGCTTAGAGAGTAATCAATTCAAGCGTTGCTTTGAACCTGTTGAAGAAACATTCCGTAAGAAGCCAACCGGAAATAAAATCCTCGGTGAGGAATGCGGTTGGTGTAAGTATAGATACAAGTGCTGGCCCTCATTGAAAGAGCTACCCTCACTTGCATCGCAGGCGAAAGAACCGCCTATCGTTGCATATGTAGAGATAGCTGATGAGTATAAAGAAACCACGAAAGAGCAAGACAAGGATTGATGCTCTTCGGCATGGCTATCGTTCCGGACTTGAAAACAAAGTATTGGATTCATTGAAGGAACGAAAGTGTAATGCAAAATATGAGTGTCTTAAAATCGAGTGGGAAGATCTGAAGTACAGGAAGTACACTCCAGACTTCTTGCTTCCGAATGGAATCATTATTGAAACCAAAGGAAGGTTTACGCCGGAGGACAGGATGAAACATCTAGCGATTAAGAAGCAACACCCGTATTTAGACATTCGTTTTGTATTTACAAATAGTAAGGCAAAGCTTCGTAAGGGAGCTAAGTCAAGCTACGGTGACTGGTGCACCAAGAATGGATTCATGTATGCGGACAAGGATGTCCCCCATGAGTGGGTTGAAGAAATAAAAAAATCTGCTAAGCTGATGCCCAAAGAGTTTATTGAATTTCCATTAGATAAAATAGAAAGGTAGTTATATATGTCCGAAGATCAAGAGAATACGTGTTCACAATTTGCAATTGTTCTTGAACCTGAGTTCAATGAACAGGGAGAGTGGGCAGGAACAGTAACGGCACACATGGAAGAAGATGTTCATGATGATCTAGATACCGATCAGTTGAATCAAATCCGAAGTGTTTGCGGTATGATGGCTTCAACACTCACCTTAATGGAACGTGATCCAGAATTGATGGAATACATCCGTGATTATTTTTTAAGTAACTATCAAGAATTGATTGATCAGTTCATTGAAGATGCTCCAGTACCATCGTTTACACGCAGTGAAGATGGTAAAGTAATTAATCTAAATTTTAATACGAAGACACACGGGAGTGCTTGATGAGCTTAAAAGATATTCGGGAGCATTTAACTGACGATGTCAATTCCTTGATTGAGGATATGGTGGATGATGAGATGTACGATGATGTCAACAGCCCACTACATTATAATCAAGGTGAAATCGAAACAATTGTATACATCGAAGATGTACTCGGCCCGTACCATGCTTGTATGTATTGTCAAGGTAACATCCTAAAATACACAGGCCATCGTTTGTGGACAAAGGGTGATGCGATTAAGAACATGGAGAAAGCAGTTTGGTATGCTCATCGTTGGATCAAGAACGCAAAGAAGTGTGAAGGAACAAACTGGTGAAATATTTAGGTATTGAGATTGATCTTGAAAGAGACAATCAATTAACTGACCAAGCGACATCGTTACTGCGTGACTACTACATGTTGGAGAGTGAAGTCTCTCCTCAGATGTCATTCGCACGTGCGGCTGTCGCTTATTGCGAGGGTGACTATGACTTTGCTCAGCGGATTTATGATTATGCTTCTAATCGTTGGTTTATGTTTGCCAGCCCAGTACTTAGTAATGCGCCTATGCCCGAAAGTAAGCCAATCGGATTACCAATATCTTGCTTTCTTACTTACGTGGATGACACTCTCGATAGTCTCATTGAGCATAACGCAGAAGTTGCTTGGCTTAGTGTAAAGGGAGGTGGTGTCGGAGGACACTGGTCCGATGTACGCCCAGTCAGCGACAAGGCTCCGGGAGTCATACCTTTCATGAAGGTTGTTGATTCACAGATGACAGCCTACAAACAAGGCAAGACCCGCAAAGGATCTTATGCCGCATACCTTGATGTATCACATCCAGAGATCATCGAGTTCGTAAACTTTAAAGTCCCTACTGGAGGGGACGCAAATCGTAAGTGCTTTAATTTATTTAATGCAGTTAACATTACAGATGCTTTTATGGAGGCAGTAAAAAATGGAGAAATCTGGGAACTTAGATGTCCACACTCAGGAGCTATCCGAAGTACAATCCAAGCTAGAGAATTGTGGCAAAGAATACTTGAAGCTCGCTTCAGAACTGGTAGCCCTTACCTCAACTTTATCGACACAGCCAACCGCTCATTACCAGACACTCAAAAAACTATTGGATTATCAATTAGAGGGTCTAACCTATGTAACGAGATACATCTCGCAACAAGCGAAGAACGTACAGCCGTCTGCTGTCTCTCCTCAGTCAACCTTGAAACCTATGACGAGTGGAGAGATACAAGAATGGTTCAAGACTTGGTCAGACTCTTGGACAACGTGCTTAAATTCTTTATCAGACATGCGCCCGAAGAGCTAGAGAAGGCTAAGTTCAGTGCATACATGGAACGGTCCATCGGCCTAGGTGCGATGGGCTTCCATGGCTACCTGCAGAACAAGGGCATTGCATGGGAATCTTGGCAAGCGGCTAGTGAGAACTACCAGATGTTCAAGAAGATCAAAGAAGATGCGTTGGAGTCTACACATGAACTCGCTAAAGAAAGAGGTGAAGCACCGGATATGGCAGGCACAGGGCGACGTAATGCTCACCTACTTGCGATTGCTCCGAATGCTAACTCGTCTATCATATGTGGGTGCTCAGCGTCTATTGAACCTATCAAGTCGAATGCGTACACGCACAGAACACGTGCAGGTGCGCATCTGGTTAAGAACAAAGCATTAGAGAAAGTTCTGGAGGAGCATGGTGAAAATACAGAGGCTACGTGGAAAAGTATCATTGCGAACGAAGGCTCAGTACAGCATTTGGAATTCCTCAGTGAGCAAGAACTCAAGGTCTTTCGTACTGCGTTTGAACTTGACCAAGCGTGGGTTGTGGAACATTCGGCCAAGCGTCAGGAATTCATCTGTCAAGGACAAAGCGTTAATTTATTTTTTCCTGCGGGCAGTCCGAAGCCATACGTCAACTCCGTACATATCAAGGCGTGGAAAGATGGCCTCAAAGGATTGTATTACTTACGTACCAATGCCGGTGTAAGTGCTGACAAAGTTGGTGCATCAGTTGAGCGTGATGCATTAAAAGACTTTGCCTCTGAAGATGCAGAGGAATGCATCTCTTGTCAGGGATAGCAGATGGCAAGAAAGAAACAATTACAAATAGCAATAGGACCAATAGAGCACGTGCCTTCAGACAAGGATAGGAGCTACAACGAACTTGTATGCTCCATCTGTCACTGCGAGTTCGACATTGAACTTGAGGGTGGCATTGATGGGTACTTAGGTGTACTGCCCGTAGCTTTGTGTGCTATGTGCTACTCAGGATTAGATCAGTTCTTCACCCAGATGCATGGGTGCTACGATGATGAACACGATGGATACGAGGATCACGATGAAGATTAA